TAAAAGTAATTAAAGTAGTAACCGAATCGCCAGTTCCGTATCTATTACTTTTAGCTAATAAAACTATTTTTTTAGTTCCATAAACTTCAGCAAAATCATTTTTAAATGATAAAGATATATACTCATTCGATGGTGGTATCGATATTACTTGAGAACTACCATCTATATAAAGTAATACTTCATCTGCATTTTTTGTTCTAAATGGAATCGAAATATTTTTATCATCATCCGATTCTTTTACTTGAACAGAGATTTGCTTATATACATCATCTATTTCAACAGACGGTCTTTCTACTTCTATTTCTTTTTCAAATAGAGTTACAATCGATATGCCTGTTTTTAAAAGTTCGCTTGATACGCTAAACGCAGATGCTTGTTTGTTCCATTTATTATAATCTGGCTCACTTGTAGCAAATAATCCACTCGGTGTAGCCGTTTGATATATGTTTGTTAAAACATAATTGGATGGTAGATTGTTGTATCTTATTTTAAAATCTACTCTACCTCCGTTTAATTCTTTTAAACCGATTTGTTGTATATCATTACCATCTGCTAATGATATAGAACTTTGTTTTAATATATTTTCTTGTGCTGAAAATATTATATAATCTAATATTACATTTGTTCCTAATTCGTTTTTTAAATTAGAAGAAAATACAATTTCGTATTCTAAATTTTGTATTAGATTTGGGTCTCCACCTAATCCACCACCACCGCCAGTATCACCCAATCCACCACCGCTTTTAGTTTTTGTTTTAGTTGTAAAGCTTAATGTTACAGACCCAAAATCAGAATCTAAATTTTTAGTATTATCTAATAAGTAACTACCATCCGATTGTAATCTATATTCGTTTATAGTTAAAACTTCAGCATATTTGTAATCAATAGCTGTTGTTTTGGGGTTAAAATTATATCTTAATTTTGGAGTATATCTAGTTAAAAAGTTATTTCTATCATCATTATAGTAATCGTTATTGAATCCAAAAATACCCCTTCTACCGCTATCGAATCCATAAGAATTTCCTCCGAATCTTATATATTCTGGGTTTAGATAATCTATATCTAAATCTAATGGTGTATTTATTTCTTTTGGTGGTTGGTATTTTTTTGTAACACTAACCTCATAGTATTGCTCTGCGATACTACCCTCTTTAACTATTTCATACTTTTTTGTGCCAGAAAATGTAGAAGCTGGAAAAAATCCTTTTCTAAAACTCTGACCAAATGATAATGAGATTCCATTTTCCAAAAATTCAACTACATCATCGCCAGCCGTTAATGATATTTTAATCATTTTGCTGGTAGTAGTATCTACTATATCAATTGGAACATATGTTGGGTTTGGTGGCACGGGTGGTACATATCCTCCCCCACCTCCTCCACCACCATCAATGAAAGCAGAGTATTGACCGTTACCATCATATGCGTTTAGAGTAGGGTCTCCTCCAAAAATATTTTCTAATGCTTTTACCACTCTTTATTGTTTATTATAAATATCCTATTGTATATTTTGTTATATTATTGGTATTCAATTCTTTCTCTACCCATTCCACCATCTGCCAAATTCTGTCTATCTAATGTATCGTATTCACGTATTACACTACCGCCGCCACCGCCGCTGCCACCTCCCGTATATGGTGGTACATCTGCTATTGGGGTTTTAATCGGGTCCTCTTTTATTGGTTCTTCTTTTATTGGTTCTATTTTAATAATAGGGTCTGGTGGTATTATTTTTATTGGTTCTTCTTTTATTGGTTCTATTTTGATTGGCTCTTCCTCAACCGGTGGGTTTGGTGGTAAATCAAATATTGGAAGAATTTCTTTAGGTTCATCTATAATCTTAATAGGTTCTTCTCTTATAGTATTAATTTTACTTCCTCTTACATTTAATTCAACCTTTTCTGGGTTGTAAACGTTTCGTACTCTATTTTCTTCTAATTTTATTTCACCAACCAAATCCTTAACTTCTTTTTTAAGTTCGGTAATTTGGAATTCTTTTGGAAGAGTTTTTATAGCTATATCTCTTCTTTTTAAAGTTTTAGTATGATAATCTATACAATTTCTTAGTATAGAAAACATCTCACCTAATAATCTACTAAAATCATATTGTTCACAATCTTCAAATCTAACTGATGATGGTTTTCCAAAGTTAGATTCTGAAATATTATAATTTTTATTTGTTACCCAATATGTTACGCTATCTTTAAAATCTCTGAATATTCTTTTTTTAAATCCATCAAAATCAGATAAACCAAAATCTTTTTTAAGAACTGCTAAGAAATCTTTTCCAAATCTAGCACTCATAGCATCGGTAATTGAATCCAAATATGTAACTTCAAATGAATCCAATGCATCTAATATATTTTTTTTATAATATTTAAAATCTTTATTTAAATTATTTATATTTTTAAATTCTAATTCTGTTCTTTTGTTAACATTTGAATCGTTTGTTTTCAATGGTAACACTCGTATTTCTTCTCTCGATGGAGATATTTCTTGTATCCAAACTCTACTTAATTGGTTATCACTACCAACTTTATTTCTTACAAAGTTTATTATAACTTTAAGAATACCATTTGTAAATCCTAAATCATTTAATAATTTTTCAATATCAATTGCTAATTCTTTTTGTCCACCTTTGTTTGTAAGATTATATAAATAGTTTTTAATATCGCCTGTTTTTATATAAGCAACGTTGTTACCTGTTTTGTGTGGAAGTAAATTATTATTAATATCATACACCGATACTTCCATAACATCATATTTACAATCACCAAAATCCGTTTCTTCAACTTCATTTTTTGTGACAATAAATTTATCATCCTTCATCAAAAATTCACCTTGATTGGATTTATTTATGTCGATTGAATCGAAGTTTGTATATTTTGTAATACTCATAATTTATTTATTAATATGAACTAGGATGGTATTTACCAAACCCGGCATCATAAGTTTTTTCTTTGGATGTACCATCGGCACGTGTAATAGTTATTTTTAATGAACCTCCCTTATAATCTTTTGAATGGGTGTGTCCTCCAAATAATCCACCTTTCTTTCTAGCATCTAAATCACCAACAGTATTCTCTGTTAATGAAAATTCAATTGATTTATTTTCACCAGGAGCCATTGTAAATGATGTAGATGGTATTGAATAAAAATCTCTACCACTTTCTGGATTTGTTTTTGTTAACTTAACTGTTATTTCTTTTTTATCATTATTTGTTATACTTAATGCTTTTCCGTTTTTCCATTGTGAACCACCACCCGATTTGAATCTAGCCCATATCTTTGGTGCATTAGTATCTTCTTCTGGCTCTAACTTAACGATAGCAACTTCATTTATAACATCAGCTCCAGCAGCTTGTGCCTGTGCTTGTGTACCTTGTACAATTGCCTGTTGGTTTTGTACTGCTCCCAATTGAGATTGTAATCCTTCAACAATTGAGTTCAAAGAGTCGATTTGTTTTATTAATGCCTGAATCTGCGCTTTGAATCCTGTATTTTGTGATTGAAGTGATGCTCTAAGAATACCTTCTTCTACTGATTTTTGTAAAGATGTTTGTATTTGTACTGCAAAATCATCAACTGTTTGTGTTAATGTATTTAATTGGTTAACTAAAGCATCATTTGTTTGTTCGATATTTAATCTATTATCTATTTCGCTTTTTAAATTAACTTCTAAATCAGCTACCTTTTGTGTTAAATCTTCTACTTGTTTAGTTAAATCTTCGTTTTCTTTTCTTAAATCAGCATTAGTATTAACCTCCTCATCGTATAATGGTTTTGGTACTAAATCTAAATTTGGTTTTGGAATATCAGGTCTAAGTTCTTTAACTTCAACATTAATAGCTTTTTTAATTTCTATCTCATCATACTTTGGTTTTACCAAAGTTTTAAATGCTAAAGATGATGCTACATTATTTTCATCAACAACGTTTATACCATATTCATTTCTGGCAATAGCAGCAGAACCAGATACCTTTAATATGGTTTCTAATTCAGATTTTCTCTTTTCTTCTAGCTTTTGTGCTATTGTTTCTAATGGTGTTAATCCGTTCATTATTATTCTATTTCAAATATAAACCTATCATCTATCACAGTAGATATACCATCTTCAACTATTTTAATTTTCAATCTATAAGCTCTATTCATTGGTAAAGTTGATAAATTCATTTTAAAATAGTTACTCTCATTATCACAACTAACTTTTGTATATTCTCCAAATGGAAATATAATATCGCCGGTTTTGTAATCTTCTAACTGATAATATGTTGTAGTTGGTAAATATTTAGTTTGTGCGTATTCGAATGTAGTTCCAAAAGATTTTAAAGGATAAGTATCTCTACCTTTTAATCTTACTTTAACAATAGAATTGGTTGGATATTTAGATTTTAAATTTGTGATTATAACTTTATAGTCATCATCCGAAGCAGAACCTGTTACAGGAGATAAATTACCTCTTGATATTATTTGGTCATTCCAAACTAATTCTAATTTTGGTTCATATATCGTATTTGTTTCTTTTGAAAAGAATTTTAACAATCCATAATCTGAACTATCTGATTCATTTTCTAATCCGTGATGAATAATAAATCCGTTATTATAAACCCCACCATTCGTAGAACCACTATTCCAAAGTTTAATTATTTCAGTAACATCTATTCTAACATCAGATTCTTCATAATTAAATGATTGAGATGCTTGAGATGCGGTGTACCAAGTACCACCCTCTGCGTTTGCAGAACCTGTTGTTCCAGTTGTAAATACAGCAGTACCACCTATTACATTATCTTGCCAACTATTAATACCATCTCTATATTTCCAACTAATACCATCTGAAGTTACATTATCGAATTTGGTACCAGTTCCCATTGTCCAACTTTGAGAAACTGCATTTGTATAGATTGTGTATTCTAATGGAATTTCTTCAGCTTGTACTGATTTTAAGTTTAAATAAGCTTTCCAACTTCCACTAACTTCTCCATTTGCTATTGAAGCAGAAATTGAAGATACATCAAACTTAATTAAGGCTCTACATACTTCTCTATTATCACCATAGTATAGTTTGCCAACTTCTAATACTTCATCTCTTCCCGCATTTTGGTCGGGTTGTTGAAGATATACACTTGCATCAAAAGATGCTGTAAAAAATCTAATCATTATAATGCCCTACCTTTTATGTCTTTATTTGGATATTTAACTTCGAATACACATGGGTCTAAAGATGGATAAACTATTTTACCCTTAGTAGCCTCATCTATATTATATTTGTTTGGTGAGTAGTTACCATCACCACCGCACAAATTATAAACCTTAACGGATGGTACACTCATTACACCTTCCACATTTGCTAATATTAATTCTATTTCGGAAATGTTTATTGGTTTATTAAATGTCCACTTATCTATTTCAAAATATGATTGCAATTCCGTTAAACAATTTGCAACCACTTCTCTTTTATTATAGTTTGAATAACAAATTACTTCAAAATCAACTCCTATATTTACAATAAACCCATCGATAATATTAACTGCATCAGTCAACATTCTATATTCACCTAAATAGGTTTTAAGGTTTTGCTTAACTGCCTGATTTAATTGGGTTAGGTTTTTGTTACTATCATATCCTAAAACATACATGTTAATAGCAAACGGATTATTTACTTCTGCAATTGCAGTTTTCTTTTGAGAAAGATATTTAACTAATTCTTTTTGAATTTCGCTTGTCGATTTATCTTTCATACTTTCTACAACACCAACAAACTCTGCTATGTTTTTTGGAGATGCTAGTATTGATGATGGGGAATTATTATCAATCTCTCCATCCGGACTAACATATACTTTTGCAACACTACCATATCTTTCTGGCATAGATAGAGTTCTTACAACATAATCTTCTCTCGTTACTGCTCTATTTTGAGAACCAAACATTGCTAATGCGTTTTGTCTGATTTCTTCTATTGTTTCTGCACCTCTACCACCAACCGCAGCTTCATCGTTATTAACTGCTACTGATAATTTCATTTCATTATATAAAGTAGGGTTATCCAACGATATCAAATCTTCTTCATATTCTATTCTAATTATTCTACTTAACTCATTCGAATTTATGTTAGATGATACTCCACCACCAACTAAATATTTAACAGTTAACGTTGTATTTGTTGGTACAATTCCGAATGTATTTGTTTTTAAAAAATTAGATGGGTCTATTCCCTGATTTAGTCTGTTTACTGAATTTGCTAATCCTAATCCTACATTTTTAGTATTTGGAAGAATTATTTCATCTGCCATAGTTGTATCACCACTACCAAATTGTAAATCTAAAGTATTATCAGAATTTACTTTTACAGCAAATCTATGTGGTACTTTTTGTACCTCCAATATATAAGGAACTACCGATGATGATGCACTTAACTCACCACCATTTGATTCTGTATTTGCTCTTTCAATAAATACACTTTCTTGTGCTAAATACGGAACTTCATAATATTTTGTACCATCAGAATCTACAACGCTTGTTACTGAAATTATGTTTTCATCTGTAATACTTATCTTTGGATATTCTTGATACGTTGTAAATGAAAACGATTGTTCTTTTTCAGTAGCAGATATTGCTTTAACTTTTTTAGTTAATAAATAAAATGTAGGTTCTCCAATTTGATTTCTTTCTTGCACATCAACTTCCCTATCCGTTTTTAATGAAAAATCAACTACATCTGTTGTTCTAAAAATAATATTAGAATCAGTATTAGCAGCAACCTCCATTCCTTCTTTTATTCTAAGACAATACGATTCATCTGGTTTGTTATTTACCCCTGTTCCTATTGATGGAACTAATTGATAAACGGTCAATGTGGTTACCGCTGGTGTTGATATTTTTGGTCTATACCCCATTGTTTGAGCCAATGCAACAACGTTCTTTCTTTCGGAAGCGTGTGCTAACATCGATTCTTTTAATTGTGTATCCTGATAAAAAGATAATACATCTCCAATAGCAGCAGCTTGTTCAATAAATACCATACCCGGAGATGCTTCATTGAAATCCGAATAGGTATTTGGGAAATACGTTTTAGTATATTCGATAAGGTTTTCTTTTAATGTAGCAAAGTCCTTACCAACATAGTTTATGTTTCTACTACTACCAAAATTCTTATCTTTAGGTTTTATCGCCATTCTCTAATTATTTTATGTCTATTATTACTGATGCTCCTACGTTACTATTTGATTTTAATGAAAATTGTATTTCTAATTGTAATTTATTTGTATCAATATCATTTTCATCATAATCAAACAATATGGTATCTATGTTTAAATATGGTAACCACGTATTTACTGCATCTAATATAGATTGTTCAATTTTAGATTCTATATCTCCCTCTATAATTGGTTCAAATATTGTTTTCCAAATATCACAACCAAATTCAGGCTGCATTAATCTTTCACCCTTTCTGGTTAGGATTAAGTTTTGTAAATTACTTTTTGCTTGATTAATAGATGTAAAGTTTACAGCGAACGCACCATTTGAAGTAGATGTTTCGTTTATAGAAACACCAAGAACTTTATAGTCGTTCTCCTTTATATCCGTTACATTATATTTACCAAGCTCTATTGCCATTATTTAAATCTCTTTACTAATTCCGAATAATCTCTCGTTAATGCCTTTGCTAAAACATCCACACCAGCATTATCGGTTGATGGAATTTGATGTGATGGCATATTAGCATTTGAATAACTTAATGTTTCCCAATCTTCTTCCATACTTCTTTCCGGCTGAATAGCATCTAAGATACTACCACCGCCCATACCCATTGAAGCTGCCGCTCCTTCTGCTCTATGTGCTGCAGTAAATGGTTGAGTCATATTTAAAATCTCATTTAAAACGGGATTCTTTGTAAACTCTCTTTGTGGTTGTGTTGGTGTAACCTTTCTACTATTTTGTAAAGCTTGATTTGCTTTTTCAAATGGGTCAATTTCAATTGCTTCTTTTAGTGAAGGTGTTGTTGATTTTGGTTTAGAGCTATTTAATGTAATAGCGCCACTTTTAACAAGTCTAACGATTTCTTCTTTAACCTGTTGTTTAACCTCATTTTTAACAACTTCTTTAATGAGACCCAATAATACATCTGATTTTGACATAATAGATACTTTTTTAATAAATATTGAAATAGAAAATTTAATTTAATCAGGCACTTTGTATCCACTCCATTGAACAACTCCGGGTGCGGGTGGCGCTGGCGGTGGGTATTGTGCTAATACTGAATATATTCCCGATACACTCATCAAATGTAATTTTGCTGAACGTATGAACGCATCTAAGAATTGTTCGGGATTGTTGTTTGGTGGAACTTTTGTGGGAGTCCAAGTTCCTGGCTTTAATACTACTCCCATTGTAGTTGCTATGTTTTTTATAGAACCAGGCGCTGGTATTGTTGGTGGTGGTAATGGTGACATTTTTCCACCTACCCAATATATAATAACTGCCGGTCCAACTACTTCTAAAAATGTAAGTACTTTTGCTTTTTGTGTTTGCTCTAAAAATTGAATGATTGCTTCCTGCATCAAAACGGGGTTTCCTTTCAATAGTGGTACACCATTTATTGGGTCTTTGCCTGATTTGATTGCTATATCATACGCAAATGTAAATGCTTTTGCAAAATCACTAATGCTCTGATAAGAGTTGTTTTGCATTTGTGGTAATAATGTCGATTTGAATGTTTTCCAAGACATTATGATTTACTTAAAAAGTTTTTAGCAGATAGTAGAGTTTTTAACTTCGATTTAATTGAAGTAAATTGTGCTACGTTTGTTGGTCCAACAGATGATGGGCCGGCTGGTGTTAGATATTGTTGCTTTGTTATTGCATCAATCAGTTCACCCATAATTTTAACCAATTCACCACCCAATACCATTTTTTGTACTGCGGCTCCTGCATCTCCTTCACCACTATTCTTTCCCAAATATATTTTACCATTATCTGAATTTAAGAATATTTGATTAGAACCTTCGGAATGAATTGTTATATTTTTCTTATTATGAAAGTATATTTCCTTTTCAGCATCTACTGAAAAATTACCATCGGTTATTATACCGGTGTTTCCTTTACCAAACATAATAAATTCTTTTGCTTTAGCTGATAAAACTATTCTGTCTGAATTAACAAATAGTTGGTCTCCTTTAAAATCGGTTGAAGATGGATATTCTTTAAATCCTTTCTTTTCTTTTTTTATTTCCTCTTTAAATGGAACTTTTACTTTGTTAGATACAATGTATATAGATGTACCATCTTTATTAATATCTTCTTCTATTAACTCACCAATCTTCTTATCATCCAATTCTGGGTTTTGTTTGTTACGAATGAATATAGATGGAGATGATGTTTTACCATCTTCAGTTAAATGAAACTCACTAAAACGAATTGTGTTACCAACTCTACCACTTATAATGGTATCGCCTTCTTTCGGATTTAAAAATTTAATTTTTTCGTTTACCTTATATTTTTTAGAATCCGATTTAGTTTGTGTTGGTTTTTGATTTGGCGTTCCAGTTGCTTTTGTTTCTTGGTAATTTTTGTTTTTAGATTCAGTAGTATTTTTTGATATCTCTTTTTCTTTACCTATTTGAGATGTTTTGTAATCTTCTCTATAATTTGGATAATGTGTATTAGAGTATGGAAGCCAATAGTAATCTTTACCAATTTCAAGTATTAAAACAGTTTCTCCCAATATTGGGTAAGTTATATTATTTTTATCAAACGGAAAAGCATATCCTTCGTTGATAATAGCAGATTCTCTTGCAAATTCAATAGCACCTAAAAAACGAATATCATTAGAATCAAAGTTTTTGTTATCATTATATACCTTTATATAATCTTTTTCTTTATCTAATTCTTTATCGGATTTAAGATATACTTTGGTTACTACTGCTAAGTATGCTTCAATCGCAGATGATGTACCACCTTCACTACTATTTGCTGTTATTCCTACCGGCATTTTACATTTTGGATTTTAATTCGTCTAATTCTAATTTAATATCATCCAATTTTTCTTCGTTCTTTTTTTCTACTTCATTTATGGTTTCCTCCATATCTTGTAGTAGTTGAGCTTTTTCAGTTTCACTTAACCAACCATCTTCGCCAATACCTTTAGCTTCTGCTGCTGCTAGTCTTTGTGCAATTGTTGCAAGTTTAATAAGATGGTCATCGTTCTTAACCGATACCTCAATAAGGTCTTTGATAATTGGAGCAATAACAGTTGCTTCACCAACATTCTTAATTAATTTCCTCAATGATTCAATCAAATCGGAAATGTTTTTCTTTTTGTTTTGTTGGTTTTCGTATATATCTTTAAACAATGATGATAGGTTTTTCCCATCAAACAATTGGAATTCTGATGCCATAATTCGTCTTTTATCTACTAATAATTATTTACTTATCAAATAATTACCCAACACCAAATAATCCATATCTGAATTTAGAAATGTCCATATGGCTTTTTGTGGGTCATTAGTCATTGTATGTCCTCTTAAATTAAAGGATGTATTTAATAGTATTGGTGTACCACTAACTTTCTTAAATTCTTTTAACAAAGTGTGATATAGTTTATTTTGTTTTTTAGTAACAGTGTGTATTCTAGCTGATTTATCAACGTGTGTTACCGATGGAATTGATTTATAATCGGTAACTTTAACAACCTGATTCATATACGGAACTTCTCCTTCCGATGTAAAGTATTTTGTGTATTCTTCTACTACAACCGATGGTGCGAATGGTCTAAATAGTTCTCTCTTTTTAACAACTCTATTTATTCTATCTCTTACATCTGGCAAATGTGGATTTGCTAATATAGAACGATTTCCCAATGCTCTTGCACCAAATTCAGTTCTACCTTGAAACCAACCTATTACTGCTCCATCGTTTATTAATTTTGCAACTTCTTTACATAACATTTTTGTATCATCATAAAACATTGCTTTATGTGTAACTTCTTCTTTGAGAATTATATTTGTTAATTGTTGATTAGTCCATTCTGGTCCTAAGTATGGTGATTGATTA